TGGTGTTTGGCGACCTCCGTTCTTAATTAGCGTCAGGCACTATATCTAGTTAACTGTATTCTCAATAAGGGGTGCTAGATTAGTAAATGAATACACCTAAATACTGGTCAAAACAAATGTAACGCACTAGGATAGTGGCATGACAGAACAGAAAGTAAACAAAAACTACAATGTTGCAATGGCTCAAAAAATTGAGCTTTGGGATTTAGAAAGGTTGCAACCTTATGAAAAAAATGCAAGAGAACATAGCGAAAAACAGATTGCACAAATAGCAGCAAGCATTGTTGAATTTGGTTTTTTGAATCCTATTTTAGTTGATAGTGATGACGGCATTGTCGCTGGTCATGGTCGGCTGTCTGCTGCAAAAGAATTAGCTTTAGAAGTAGTGCCTGTTGTCGTTTTAGATCATTTAACCGAAAATCAAAAAAAAGCATATATTCTTGTTGATAATAAATTAGCGGAAAATGCTACATGGAATGAAGAGTTGCTTGCTGAAGAAGTAATCAAATTAAACTTGCAAGACTTTGACTTAAATATTTTGGGCTGGACAGAAAATGAGTTAAAAGAAATTATGGAATATGAAGATGATTTTGATGATGGTATTAATGCAACTGATGGTAGTGATGAATTAGACCAAGCAGATACTATGGTCGTTGTAGGTGGATATAGATTTAAACTACCAAGAGAACATTACATGAAATGGCGGGATGAAATTAGGGCAGATGTAGGTTTTGAAGAAAGTGATGTAAATGCCGAAATTCAAAGGAGGTTAGGTTTTTAATGACTATTAAGTTAGTGGGGTTAGATGACCTTAACCCCTCCGCATATAATCCTAGAACGGCTGACCCAAAAAGACTAGATATTATTGAACTAAGTTTACGAAAACTAGGATTTGTTTTACCAGTTTTTGCAGATGCGGAAGGCGAGATATTAAGTGGACACCAAAGACATTTAGTTGCATCAAGAATGGGTTTAAAAAAAATTCCTGTTAGTTTTACAAAACCACTTGAGTTAAATATAAGAAAATCAATCAACATTGCATTTAACAGAGGAACAAATGACATGGCTGCTGTTGACACCCCAGCATCATTAACTGAAGCATTACAAAAAGCAGATGTGTTTGGTCTTGCACAAAAGCTGCCAGATTTGAGCAATGAGGAAATAGAAAAAAGATGTATGAACACAGTTACAAAAAACGTAAAAGAGCTAACAAAAATAAATAATGGTCGTTGGGTTCAATATGCAAAAAACGCAGCAAGGTCATTAAATAATCATGGAGTCACAATGCCTATTATTTGCACAGAAGATGGAATGGTTGTAAATGGATTAGGTCGTTTAGAATTAGCTGCTGAAAAAGGACATAAAACTGTAGAAGTTGTTTATATTACTGAACTTGAAAAAGAATTTACTTTTGCCATGTTGAACTATTTAACTATGGATTTTAATATTCACGAAAGATATGAGGATATGTTGAGATACAACAGTTTTCGTAGAGCAATGGCTATTCGTGACTATTTAGGCAGATGTTTTACTTTTGCAATACTGGGAAGAAAATCAAGCAATACATTTGATGTAACAAAACCTAAAAGCAAAAAATTTTGGATAAAAAATTATGGTTCAACAGTTTTAGATTTTGGTGCGGGATTATTAAGCGAAACAAAACTACTGCAAAGTGTTGGAGTTGATTGTGTACCGTTTGAGCCGTTTAGATTAACAAAAGGCACATCAGATATTGATAGAGATTTAAGTATAGATACAACAAAAAAATTTTTAGAAAGAGTTGCAAGTGGAGTTGAATTTAATTCAATATTTTTAAGTGCAATTATGAACAGTGTTCCTTTTTACCAAGATAGGGTTCATATTTTAAAAATTATTGCATCTTTATGTAGTCCTAAAACAAAAGTCTTTGCGGTCAGTGCATCAACAAAACAGGCGGGTTATAGATTAACAAGTGGTGCTGAATTTATAAACAGGCAAGATAGCAGCCGTTTACAATTTAGATTAGATTATGAACCCAGAATAACTATTGCAGATTTTACGGCAGTTCCAAAGGTACAAAAATATCACACACCAGAGGAATGGTACGAGCTTTGGAAGTCACAATTTGAAAAGGTAAAAGTTACAGAAAGTGCAAATAATGTTGAATGTATCGCAATAAAAGCGAGGTCAGTAAACCATGAAGAATTAAGTCAGGCACTAGCATTTGAGTTCAATTTGCCCTATCCTAGTGGTAAGAGGATGAACTTAGTAAACGAAGCTATTACTGCCTTTAGCCAAAGATTGCAGTGCGAACTGCCTAGCCCAAAATGAACAAAATTATTTTACTTGACCTTAATAGCACATACGCTGAAAATGCGATGCAAGTTCATATTATGCGTAAAGGTATTTATAACGTAAATAGTGAATTTTATAGAAAGTGGCTTACAAGTTTATTGCGAAAGTATAAAGTCGTTATGCTTACAAGTAGACCCGAATACTATAAAACACAAACCTTAAGACGTATTAAGGATTTAGAAAAATGGCAACCAGATAACGCTTACTTCAATAAATGGCGATTACCAGCACCAACAGCAAAAGAAAAAATGCTCCATGATTATGTATGGCCTGAGTATGGTTACATGGAAGAAACAGAATACATTGCCATTGAAAGTAATTACAAAACTCAAGATATGTTTAGAACACATGGCATCAACGCATATACACAGCAAGAAATATACAAAAGTCCACAATTATTAGATGGTGGCAATGCAACAGGCACAAATTTAGAACTAAATTTATGAAAATACCTAGCGATTGGACATTTGAAACAAAAGAGGTCGCCACAAAATTTGACCGCCATGTTCGTGAGCAGTTGCCATTTTATGAACTTGCGACAAATGCAATAGGTCATGTTGCCAGACATTACATACCAGAAAATGGATTAATTTATGACTATGGTGCAGCTACAGGAAATATTGGCAGAACACTTGCACCGATATTAAAAAAAAGAAATGCAAATCTAGTAGGCATTGAACCTTCGCAAGCAATGATTGATATTTATGATGCACCTGGCGATGTGATTTGTTCAAAAGCAGAAGATTTTATACCAGAAAACTTTGATTTAGCGATATTATTTCTAACTTTGATGTTTGTTGAACCTTGCAAAAGACTTAGATTAATGAAATTACTGCGAAATAAGTGCAAATTAGGCGGTGCTATTGTTGTTTTTGACAAATTAGAGCCAATTAGCGGTTATCCAGCAACAATTTTTTACAGATTAACTCTTGCGGGTAAAAAAGCTGCTGGAACTGACGCAAACGAAATTATTGAAAAGGAATTAAGCTTGAGTGGGGTACAAAGACCAATTACCGAATATCAATTAGGTGGAGATAGTCATTTGTGGTTTAAATATGGCGATTTCGGTGGTTGGTTGATTGAAAAAGAGGTTTAAATCATGGATGCAAAAGCTTATGCAGAACATAGAGGTGTTTCAAAAGCTATGGTCACAAAATATCTGCAAAATGGTTTTATTCCAAGTGCAAAACAAATTGGTAGAAAATGGTATATAGATGCTGATAAAGCAGATGAAGAACTTAATGCTGCATTAGGTAGAGATCAAAGTAAAGAACCAAAAATAAAACCCAGCGAATATATTGATAAATCACAAAAAACACCATTGCCTTCGTTAGCAGCAAACAGAGCAATTAAAGAAATGTATGCAGCTAGAATAAGTAAACTTGAGTTTGAAGAAAGGTCAAAAAAATTAGTACCTTTAGACCAGTTAAAACTTGAGTTATCAAAGTTGCATTTATCAGTTAGGGATAATTTACGAACAATACCTGATAGGATTGCACCGATAGTTGCTGCTGAAACAGACCCAGCTAGAATACACTCAATAATTTCATCAGAAATTAGAGATTGCTTGGAGGGGCTTAAAACTATTGACATTAGTTAAAGACCTAATTAAAGATTGCATAAATTGTTTGCAATTTGAAGAACCTTTGAATGTAAGTCAATGGTCAGAAAGGCATAGAGTATTAAGTTCAAAAGCCAGTAGTGAACCTGGTCAATGGAAAAATAAAAGAACACCATATTTAATTGAACCTATGGATTGTTTGTCAACGGATAATCCTATACAACGTGTCGTTTTACAATTTGCATCGCAACTTGGAAAAACAGAATGTGGGTCAAATTGGCTCGGCTATGTTATAAGTCATTCGCCAGGTGCAATGTTGATGGTTCAACCTACTTTAGAAATGGCAAAAAGATTAAGTAGACAAAGGTTAGAAGGGCTTATTAATGAAACACCAATTTTGGCAGATTTAGTTGCACCTTCACGAAGCAGAGATAGTGGAAATACAATGTTTTCAAAAGATTTTCCTGGCGGAATAATGGTTTTGACAGGAGCAAACTCAGCAGTGGGTTTACGTTCTATGCCTTGTCGCTATATTTTTATGGATGAAATTGATTCATTTCCAAGTGACCTTGATAACGAGGGAGATGCTGTAAGCCTTGCAGAAAAAAGAAGTATGACATTTAGTAGAAGAAAAATATTATTAACATCTACACCAACTATTAGAGATTTAAGTCGTATTGAACAAGAGTATTTAGAAAGTGACCAAAGACGTTATTATATTCCTTGCCCTTTGTGTGGCGAATATCAATATTTAAAATGGTCACAAATTAAATGGGAGGACAATAACCCGAAAACTGTTAAATATGAATGTGAACATTGCAATGAAAAATTTGAAGAAAAACATAAGCCAAGATTTTTAGAAAAAGGAGAATGGCGAGCTACTGCTCCAAGTGATGGTAAAACTGCTGGATTTCATTTAAACGGACTATATTCTCCATTAGGTTGGAAAAGTTGGGAAGAAATCGTAAGCGATTTTATTAAAGCAAAAAGTGATGCTCCTAGACTAAAAAGTTTTGTGAACACAGTACTGGGAGAAACTTGGGAAGAAGATTACGCAGCTAAAGTTGGTACAGATGTACTAATGGAAAGGGTTGAGTCTTATGAGTCTAATTTGATACCAGAAAAAGCTGTAATACTGACAGCAGGGGTTGACGTACAAGATAATAGACTTGCGGTATCTGTTTGGGGTTGGGGTCGTGGCGAAGAAGGCTGGCTTATAGACCATCAAGAAATTTATGGCGATCCTGGCGGAATGGAATTATGGAAACAATTAGATCAACTATTACTTAGACCTTTTAGGCATGAATTAGGAAATCAATTTAAACCAGATATAATTGCTGTTGACTCAGGTGGTCATTTTACTTCAGAAGTTTATGCCTACACTAGAGATCGCAGAAAGCATGGTGTCATTGCGATCAAAGGTGCGAGTATAAAAGATAAACCTCCAATAGGCAAAGGAAAAAAATTAGATTTAAACTGGAAAGGCAGAACAATAAAACAGGGTGCTGAATTATTTACAGTTGGAACAGATACAATAAAAACAACATTATTTTCAAGGTTACGTCATAATGATGTTGGGGCGGGTTATCTTCATTTCAACGTAAATGCAGATGAAGAATATTTCAAACAATTAACAGCAGAAAAACAGGTTATTAGATATGTAAAAGGTTTCCCAGTTCGTGAGTGGGTTAAGAAATCTTCAGCTAGAAACGAAGCTCTTGACACGCTTGTTTATTCTTATGCAGCACTTCATAGACTTTATCAAAAGCGAGATAGAAGAACAATTTGGGATAATTATGAAGAAAGAGGGCGAATTAAGGGCAAAATAAAGGATGATAAGACCTATTTAGATGAGTTAAGATATAAAAAGAAGGCTCAAAAGCCTAAATTCGTTTCTCAATGGTAAAACGTGACCTTTCCTAAAAAATTCTTCGCTGGCGATATTGTTCAATGGCGATTAGATGCAACTACTGACACATTTGGCGACCCAATCAGCAGCCCTGATTGGTCAGTTATTTATTATTTAAGAACTAATACAAATGCTGAAGGTGCAACTGTAAACAGTTCAGCTTATGGAACTGGTTTTGCTTTTGAAATAGCTCCAGCAACTACAGCAAATTTTGATGCTGGTAGTTGGTTTTATCAAGCGGTAGCAAATGAAAGCGGAAACAAAAAACAAACAATAGCAAGCGGAAGATTTGAAGTTTTAGCATCAAGAGCATATACAGGCACTCCCGCAGCTTTAGATGGAAGAACACAACTTAAAAAAGATTTTGATGCTATAGAAGCTGCAATAAGAGCAATTATTGATGGTGGTGTTGTTCAAGAATATAAAATTGGAAGTCGTGATGTTAAAAAATATGATTTAACTGAACTAATAATGTTGCGAGATAAATATAAAGGTATGTTAGTTCGTGAGCAAAAAGCTGAAATGATTGCAAACGGTCTTGGTAATCCACATAATTTATATATTCGCAATAGAGGTTAATCATGGCTTGGCATACTCCTTTTACTAGACTTTTTACTCAAGAGCAAAAAGTACAAAAATTAAAAAGACGCAGATACGCAGGGGCAGCAATTTCACGTTTAACTGATGGATGGGTCACAGGTAACACTTCAGCAGATGCGGAAATTAAGACGAGTTTACGCAAATTAAGAGATCGTAGCCGTCAATTATGCCGAGATAACCCCTATGCAAAGCAAGCTAAGAGAACAACACAAATAAATGTTATTGGTCAGGGTGTAAAACTTCAATGCTTAGTTCCAGCTATTAGAGGTGGGAAAAAAGATAAAAAATTAAGCATGATGATTGAAAAAGCATGGAGAGAATGGTGTAAAAGAGATCATTGTGATGTTTCTGGTCAAAAAAGTTTTTTTATGTTGGAAAACATGATGGTTGGAGCTTTAGTTGAGAGTGGTGAGGTATTTTTTAGAATTGTTAGAAAGAAATTTGGCAGAAGTAAAGTAGGACTTGCTTTAGAGATTATTGAAGCTGATTTATGTGATGACGAATATCAAGGAAAAGTTTTACGAAAAGGCAATGAGTGGAGAATGGGTATCGAAGTTGATAAGTTTGGAAGGCCACAACGATATGCTTTTCTAAATCGACATCCTGGCGATTATTGGTTTCAAGATGCTTATGTTGATAAAAGACATACAATAATTAATGCAAATGAAATAATCCATTTATTTTTACCAGAAAGACCAGGTCAAAATCGTGGTGTTCCATTTTTTAGCTCAATAATGGATGATATGCACCAACTCGCTGGTTATGAAAGTGCAGCCGTCATTCGTGCGAGGGCAGGGGCTTCATTAATGGGTTTCATAAGTTCAAGTGAAGGCGAGCTTGAAGCTGATGATGTAGAAGCAGAACAAAGACTTACAGATTTTGAAGCTGGAGTTTTTAAATATCTAAATCCTGGCGAAGAAATAACAGTTCCAAATATAAGCAGTCCTGACGCACAATATGAAGGTTTTGTGAGAGCAAAAATTAGAAGGTTTGCATCTGGTTTAGGTTGCAGTTATGAAACTATAAGTCGTGATTTTAGTGAAACAAATTACAGTAGTTCACGATTAAGTTTGCTTGAAGATAGAGAACATTGGAAAATGCTTCAAACATATTTTGTAGAGAATTTTCATCAACGTATTTTTGAAGAATTTTTAGATGCTGCCGTTTTATCAGGAGTTTTAAAATTACCAGATTATGAGTTAATGCCAGAAAGGTATTTATCTCCAAGATGGCAGACAAGAGGTTGGAGTTGGGTTGACCCTAAAAAAGAAATTGAAGCATTTAGACTTGGAGAAGCTGCTGGATATTATACGAAGTCACAAATAATGAGTATGTTAGGAAAAGATTTTGATGATAACGTAGATCAAATTAGGGCAGAAAAAGAAACTTTAAAGGATGCTGGAGTACAATTAGACCTTGATTTAGACGGTTCAACGGCAATTAGTGGAGATTAAGGCTTTTCTTTAAGCCATTGATCTAAAAAATATTCTTTTAATGCTTGTTTCCTTTCTTCTCGTTTTTTCTCTGCAATAATATGCAAACGTAAACTTCTTAAAAAGTTCATTCGTGCAAAATGGGTCATGTTTTGCCAATTTGTTTCAGCTACTCTTACAAAATCATCCATTATTTCTCTTCTTCACAATGCGGACAGTTTGGACTTACTAATTTTTTTTGCAATATGGAAGTTAAAAATAAAATCGCAACCATAGAGGGCGGTTGTTCTTCGCCCTTAAACATAATTTTTACAGTGCTGTCTGGAAACTCAATACCGTCTTTAGTAACTAAAAAAGTATCGTCAGCATCTTCACTGTTTGGAACTTGGCTCACTAAGTAACAGCTTTCGCCATTACTCATTCTTACTCCTGTGGGTTTGTAATCCATAAAGTCCAAACCCATTTCTGTTAATCCTGTTTCCAAATGTTTCATAAAATTAGTTGTATTTTTATGTGGATTAAATTTTGGCTCTTTGGTTGTCATTTAGCTACCTCCTAATCTGTAAGCTGCTCTGCCACTAACCTGTCTGTTAAGTCCTACGTTTCTTCCGTAGTTACCTCCACTGGTTGCACCTTGTCCTCCGCTTGTTGTATAACCTCCTCTAGTACCTACTCTTGGGTACTTCTGCTTTCTTAATGCAAGGCTAGTCTGTTTTTGTTTTTGGTCTTTGTCTTGTAAAGCTAAACCACTGACTTGTACATTGTTAATCACTGTACCCTCGCTTCTTTCTTGCTTTTTCATTTCGCTAAGTCTGTAAGCAACATTCAAAGCCCATGTTTTTCTAAAGCTGTAGTTAAAACATCTGTCTGTAAATATTTGCTCTTTTTTAGCTTTTTTAAGGTCAACAAGTAACTGGTCTAATAAATATTCTGCATATAAAATAATTTGTATTTTGTTACCTCTAGTAGCAAAAATATCTATTTCGCCTTGTCCTGTTAATACTTCGCCATTAAAGTAATCAGCTACAGCTTGCACAATAGTCACAGTTGCAGGGTCAAGTCTTGTATTTTTTGTTCTGCCTTTGCTGTCAACATAAAGCCAATGCACTGCTTCGTCATCTTCTGGGTTATGGCTGTCTAAAGCAAGGGTGCGTTCTAGTTCTTGCAAAGTCATATTGTGCTTTGCAAGTTGTTCTTGTAACTTGCGTTCTGCAACTGCTTTTTCTCCAGCGTTTGTACTTTCTGTAAGTCTTAGTAACTTACCTAAAAAGCTTGTGTCTCTCATTTTTTTAAGTCCTAACTTGGGGTTTACGGTTCGGGTATCGTTCCCTTACCTATTAATAATATAGCATTTATATTAAAAAAGTGCAAGTTTGTTTTTACCAAATTTAAAGTATTATGTTATATATCTGACATTTTATAAATGGCAAATGTAAATGGAACAGAAATAGATTTATTTCCTACAGAGGGCATGAAAACTGCTGCGAAAAGATATAAAAAATGGAAAAGCGAGGGCAAAGGTGGCGGAACTCAAGTTGCTGCTGTAAGAGCAACACAGATTATAAGTGGCAGAGAATTATCAGTTGACGTTGTGATGCGTATGCACTCATTTTTTGCAAGACATGAAGTTGATAAGCAAGCTGAAGGATTTAACTCAGGAGAAAAAGGTTTCCCAAGTCGTGGAAGGGTGGCTTGGGATGCGTGGGGCGGGGATGCTGGTTTTAGCTGGAGCAAGCGTAAATCTGCTGCAATTAAAAAAGCAAGAGAAAGATTTGATAATGGAGAGTTTACTGAAGAAAGACCTTACCCAAATGAACACGCTGCTAGAATACGCAGACCAGAACAATATGATACATTTCGTAGAGTTGTAGATAGAGGCGGAGAGGGTATTGATTTTATTTTTGGTATAAAGGAAGATATAGATGAAGTTGAACTTCAATCTATAAGATTTAAACTTAGTAAGTTCTCTGCGGAGGAAGCTCGTACTTGGTTACAAGAAAATGAGTACAATGCTATTAAGTTTGAACCCGCAACTAACGAAAAAACTATGAAACAAAAATTAATGGATTTGCCCCCAGAACAAAAAGCTGCACCTGACGAACTCAAAGTTGGAGATTTTGTTTCATGGAACGCTAGTGGTGGCAGGGCAAGAGGTGTTATTGAAAGAATTGAACGTGATGGACAAATTGACGTTCCTAGTTCTGAGTTTGTAATCAATGGTACTGCTGATGACCCTGCTGCTTTGATTTGTGTTTATAGAAAAGCAGCTAATGAAGCTGGTTATATCAAAACAGATATAAAAGTTGGTCACCGTTTCAGCACATTAACAAAAATTCAGCCTTTGCAACTAGCAGAGAGTTATGACGAGTCAAGGCCGTACCATGATGACGATAAAAAGAAAAAAGATGAAGAAATATCACAATTTCGTAAATTAGACTTAAAAGAACTTAAGGCAAGAAATAAAGGCGAATCATTAATACAAACAAGAGAATTAAAAGCACAAATTGAGTCAGACGGAAAAGAACTTTATATGAGTTTTTCTTCTGAAGAGCCAGTGCAGCGTTATTTCGGTACTGAGGTACTTTCTCACGATCAGGGGGCTGCCGACCTATCACGTTTAAATAACGGAACAGCCCCTTTCCTTTGGAATCATAATCGTGACGAAGTTCTTGGTGTAGTTCAAAAAGCAGAAATTGGGGATGACAAAAGAGGTTATGCAACTGTTAAATGGTCAAGAAACCCAAATGCTGTAGAAAAACGCACAGATGTTGAAGATGGCATAATTTCGCAAGTAAGTTTTGCATATCAAATAAACGAAATTGAAGAACGTGGCGATCAAATGGTCGTAACAAAATGGAAGGCTATGGAAGTTAGCTTGGTTTCAGTGCCAGCAGATTCAACCGTTGGAGTAGGGCGGAGTATAGAAGAAGAGGATAGTATAGAAAGTAAGAAGGTTGCTGAGTCTCCTCCAAAAGATGATGCAACTGCTCTTGAGCAATCAAGAGAAGCTTTGACGGCTCAAGCTCCGTCATCTAGTCCAAATCTAACTTCCAAAAACATGGAGCAAAAACCAGAAACGGAAGCTGCAAGCAAAGCCGTTGAAGCAGAGCAAAAACGCAGTGAGTCCATAATTATTGCTGAAAGAAATCGCAGCAATGCGATTGCAGCAATGGGCGAGAAATATTCTTGCCCCGATTTAGCACACAAACTAAATCAAGAGGGTGCATCTGTTGAAGATGCCCGCCACGCAATCAACACATACAGGGAGGAACGTCTTAACACTGTGGAACAACATCAAATTCAAAAGTCACCAGAAATTGGCTTAGACCAAAAGGAAATCAAAAGATTTTCATTTACAAGAGCTTTAAATGCTTTAGCAAACCCAAGTGACAGGGCTGCACAAGAAGCTGCTGCTTATGAACGTGAAGTTTCTGAAGCTACATCAAAAGCTTACGGTAAGCCAGCAAGTGGAATACTTGTTCCTAATGAAGTGCTTTCAAGAGACCTAACTGTAGGTACTGCAACTGCTGGTGGAAACCTTGTTGCTACTGAACTATTATCTGGCTCATTTATTGACGTTTTAAGAAACCGCATGGCGGTTATGGCTACTAATCCAACAACTTTAACTGGATTACAGGGCAACGTATCAATCCCAAGAATGACATCAACATCCACAGGATATTGGGTAGGCGAGGGGTCAGCACCTTCAGAATCACAACAGGCTTTTGACCAAGTCAACATGACACCAAAAACTGTTGCTGCATTTGTTGATTATTCAAGAAGATTATTACTTCAATCATCTATTGATGTCGAGTCAATGATTAGGGATGATTTAGCGAAGGTAATTGCTACAAAATTAGATCATACAGCTATCTATGGTACTGGTTCTTCAAACCAGCCTTTAGGTATTAAAGATACAAGTGGTATCGGCTCACAAACAATAACAACATTTGGAACTTTTGCTGAGTATATCGGCATGGAAACTGATGTTGCTGCTGCTAATGCTGATGTTGCAAATATGTTCTACCTAATCAATGCTTCTGCTAGGGGTGCATTAAAGTCAACTGAGGTTGCATCTAACACAGGTAAGTTCGTATTTGAAAACAACGAAATCAACGGCTATCCAGCTATCACTACAAACCAACTTGCAAACAATGATGCAGTGTTTGGAGATTTCTCTCAGTTTGTAATGGGCTTCTGGTCTGGTCTTGACTTAACTGTTGACCCATTCGCTGGAGCAACAAGCGGTAATGTAAGAGTTATTGCACTTCAAGATGTTGATTTTGCAGTTAAGCAAGCTGGAGCTTTCTGTTTCGGTACTTAATTCACATGAAAGTATCGCTGCTTAGAAACACAATGATAGCTGGCATCCCAACGGATGCTGGCTCTATTGTTGAAGTTGAGCAACATATTGGCGATATGTTAATTGGTATTGGCAAAGCGGAAGCTGTGGTCGAAACTTGCGAAGCACCAATAGCAGAGCCAGATGTTGAAGAAACTACAGATGAAACTGATCTTAGTTCAATGACTAAGGCTGAGTTAGAAACCTATGGTCGTTCTATTGGTTTAGAACTTGATAAAAGGTTAAACAAGTCAACGCTTCTTACACAAATTGAAGAAGCAATCAAAAAAATAGAGGTAAATTAAATGTCTGTTTTACAGCAAAATTTAGACAAATTAACTGTCGTAGCTGGTAAAGCCACTGGTGCTGTAACAAGTACAGCGACAAGTTCAGCTATAGATTTACTTGAGTATGATGGCGATGTTCTTTTAGTGCTAGATTGTGCTGCTGGAACAGGTACAAGTCCAACTCTTGACGTTAAAATTACAAACTCTGACGCAAGTGGTGGTACTTATACTGACCTTTCGGGTGCTGCTTTCACACAGGTAGTAGATGCTGCTTCAATGCAAACACTTGTAATTAACAAGGACAGTGCAGAGAGATACATCAAAATTGTTCAAACAATTACTGGTTCATCTCCATCATTTACTTTCAGCATCAATCTAATTGGTGTTAAAAAGTATAGTTAAAATATATAGCCCTCTAACGAGGGCTTTTTCCTATGGCAATTACTGATGTTCCAAATACTTATTTACTTGATTTTGGTCAAGATGTAACTGTTGGCGGAAGTACTGTCAAAGGGATTTTAGATATGCCAGATGAAATAGTAGCTGGCGATATGGTTGTGATAACAGATTATTTATTAACAGTAAAAACTTCAGATTTTTCAAGTGTTTCTCTTGGAGATACAGTAACAACAAATTTAAGTGGTTCATCAACAGCTTTTGAGGTAAGAACAAAAAGAATGATTGATGACGGCACATTTTCACAGATAACACTTAGCAAAACATGACAACAAAAAGGGAAACAATATTAGCTCAACTTAAAACTCAGTTAGCAAATACAACTGGAGTTGGAAATCGTATTTATAGAAGCAGAGTTACACCTGTTGATCGTAGTGAAGGAAAAGTATTAATTATTGAACCCATAAGTGATAACTGTGAAGTACAGGCAAATAGATTAAGATGGACATTAAATGTAAGACTTAGTGTTATTGCAAGAGGTTCAGCATCAGAAACTTTAGATCAAAGTGCTGACCCCACTGTTGAATCAATACATTCAAAAATTTCAACTGATGTTACTTTAGGTGGAAATGCCATAGATATGACTCCACGCAATGTTTCTTTTGATTTAATTGATGGCGACCAACCTAGCGGAGTGGTAAGTTGCGAGTATATTATTATATATCAGACATCAACTACTGATTTATCCACTTAAATGACGCTATTATGGAAGATAAGTATGCTGGTCAAGGGGGAACATACCTTATTGACCCCAAAACTGGTAAGAAAAAGCTGATTAGGCAGACTTTACCAGCCCAACCAACCGAATCTTTACCACAAGAGGAAACTTCCAATGCCAAAGAGGACTAGACTAAGAGCTTTACTCGCAAAAGATGAAAGCTCATACGGCTCTGACCCTACTGCTACAGGGTCAGCAAATGCTATTTTATGCACAGAGCTTTCTATTGAGCCTATTCAATCAGATGAAGTTACAAGAGATTTAGTCCGTAGCTATTTAGGAAACTACGACACACTTTTAGCAAACACTCGGGCACAGGTAACAATAACTGTTGAAATGGCTGGAAGTGGTGCTGCTGGAACTGCCCCTCATTATGCACCTTTGTTTACTTCTTGTGGCATGAGCCAAACGATAGCAAGTGGAACAAGTGTTACTTATGCACCTGTCAGCAGTGGTTTTGATTCATGCACAATAGTTTTTAATGCAGACGGTATTCAACATAAATTAACTGGATGTCGTGGAACATATAGTTTGAACTGTGAAACAGGTTCAATACCTACAATTACATTCGTAATGACAGGTCTTTATAATGCTCCAACTGATACAACAATGCCAACCTGTACATTCCAAAATCAGGCTGACCCACTTGTATTTAAAGACGGAAATACCTCTGCTTTTCAGTTTCATAGTTTTGCGGGTGCTTTAAATTCGTTTAGCTTTGATATGAACAATGAAGTTGTTTATAGAGAGCTTGTTGGTGGAACTAAGGAAGTTATGATAAATAATCGTACACCTGGCGGTTCAGTACAAATTGAGAGTATTGCATTATCAGCAAAGAACTACTTTACAAATGCCACATCCAATACAACTGGAAATAATACATTTTTACATGGAACAACTGCTGGAAATAAAGTAACAGTGACAATGCCAGCAGCAAATATCACTGCTCCAGCTTATGCTTCAGTTGATGATATTGATATGTTAGACCTTGCATATACCGCAAAGCCTAATAGTGGAAATGATGAAATTTCGATTGTATACACTTAAAAATCTATTTACTTTTAGTCATAAGAGGTTAGACTATGCGTTACATAGTCTAACTTTTTTTTATGGCTTTAGTAATCAACAAAATTAAATCTTTTAAATGGAGTGTTAATTATGAATACCCAGATGATGATGAAAATGTAGAAGTGAAATTTAAAGCTATTTTCAAACGTATGCCACAAAAATATATTACAAAGATGGCAAAATTAGCTACTCCAAAACTTGATAAAAATGGCAAAGAGTTACCCAGTGATTTTGACCCAACCCCAATGGCAAATGAGGTCTTAATTGGTTGGGAAGATGTTAACCAAGAAAATGATGATGGCGATGAAGTGCCTTTAGAGTTTAATAAAGAAAATAAAGAAAACCTTTTAGACCTTCCTATGATGCCAGCTTTTATTGTTTTCGCATATTACGAGGGAATAACAGGTAAAAAACTAAAAAACTTACAGGGGCAATAGACCATTTATTAGAAGGGTCAGTTGAAGATTATTCACATGATGATGCTGCTGTTCTAAATATAAAAGGATTGCCCCAAAAACGAATTGAAGAGGATTACGAGGTTTGGGAAGAAAACTGGGAATCAGTAATGATTTTTATAAAAATGATGACGCAATGGCGAACAACTATGGGCGGTGTTATTGGTTTAGATTATTCTGTTTTACAAATGATGTTTGAGTTGTATGATGTAAGTAATAAAACAGATACACTAGAAAATATACAAGTCATGGAACGTCATGCTATTAAAATTTTAAATAAGGATAAAAAATAAATGGCATTAAATCTTGACACCACTTTTCGTTTAAAAGCCAAAGTTGAAGGAGCAAAAAGTGTTGATAATTTTAAAAAGCAATTAAAAGGTTTAGATACTAGCTCAAAAATGAGCAAAGCCCAGTTGGGTAAAATGAATATAGAGATAAATAGGATGGCGAGGGCTGCTGGTAATACAACTAGAGGATTAAGACAACATATTAAAGCACTAACATTATTAAGAGATAGAACAGAAATTGGTGGTCGTGCATATAAAAGATTAGGCGGTCAAATTGATAATTTAAAAAGAAAACTTAAAGGCTTAGATGGACAGGCAATAAGCACTGGAAATAGATTAGCTTCATTATTAGCAACAGTTGGTGTTGGTCGTGCTATTCGTGGTGTTGTTCGTGGTGCATCAAGTTATGAAGAAGAAGTAAAGAAAACAGCAGCTATTGAAGGAGGAGGTAATTTTGCACAAATTGATGAAAGCATAAGAGCAACTGCACAAGTCGCTGCTGGTACACCTCAAGAAGTTGCAGAACTAGCAACAGTTCTTGCAAGGGCTGGTTTTGACGCTGACCAGATAAGCGGTTCATTAAATGGTATCGTTCTTGGTGCGGAAGCTACAGGAGTCGCTTTTGCTGACGTTGGTTCTATTGTTTCTAATAATTTAAACGCTTTTGGATTGGGTGTCGAAAATACAAATGCTTTAGTTGATATTTTAGTCGCAACTGCTAATAGTTCTAATCAAAGTATTTTAGACTTAGGCGAGTCTTTAAAATACGCTGCTCCAGTAGCTAAAGCTTTTGGATTAACTGTTAATGATACTGCTGCTACGATAGCCCTTTTAGCTGATGCTGGAATAAAAGGAAGTGAAGCTGGTACAGCATTAAGAAGCGGTTTATCAAGATTGCAGATTGCTGCTAGTGGTGCGGATGGTCAATTACTTGGAGTAAGTCGTGGAACTCAAATGCTTACAAAAGGTTTTAAAGCTTTAAGTTCAGACATTTTAGATGTAAATGGAAACCTTAAGCCAATGGATGAAGTACTAATAACACTTAAAAGAGATTTAGAAGGTGTTGCAAATACAGGACAAAAAGCTGAAATTGCAAAAGCTATATTTGGACAAGAACAAGGCTCAAAGTTTTTAGCTTTATTAGGTAGAAGCGAAGAAGAAATTAGAAACACATTTGAAACAATAAGAAATAGTCGTGATGTAACTGAAAGAACAAGAGAAGCAATGGCTAGTTTTGGTCTTACTACAAAAATTTTAGGAGGTAACTTTGAGGTTGTTACTAATCAAATAGGTGCTGCTTTTATAGCAGTTTTACATCCACTAGCAAGATTGTTAAATGATTTATTAACTGCTGCTTCACGACTTCCAACTCCCATAAAAGGTATCGCTGCTGCTTTAGCTGCAACTGGACTAGCTGCAACTGCTGTTGCGACAACTATGGCTGCTTTCAAAGCTGCAATGAGTTTGTCATTTTTTGCTGCTATCAAAACTTCATTGATGGGTATGGCTGGAGGTTTCTTAGCAGCATCAAAAGCTGCCATAATATTTTTGGCAACTAACCCATTTGGATGGGCTGTTCTAGCTATTGCTGCTATCGCTGCTCTGTTGATTAAATTCAAAGGATTACGAGAAGGTCTTATTAATTTATTAAAAAATATCCAAAATTTTTCTAAGTCCGTAATAAAAAATATTATGGGTATTGGAAAGGGATTTATACAAATGATTAATAAATTTATAATAAATACACTTACAAAATTATCAAAAATACCACTTATAGGAAGAATTTTTGGAGGTCAATTAGCTACTTTTGAAAAGTTAGGAGAAATAGTTGTTGATATAACAGATAAAGCCAGTAAAACTATTGGCGATGCTAAAGCAATTATTGATAAAGGTGTACAAAAAGCTGGAGAAGTGACCAGCAATGTCGTAACAACTGTCACTGAAGGTGCATCTAATATTCTTGGCGGTGGGGATGGTACAGCAGGGGTAACTGATGAAACTGGAGAAAAGCAAAATCAAGTTCTTACAGGCATGAAGCAAGGTCTTGAGGATTATCAAAAAAAAGTAAATGATGTTGCTGGAAATATTAAAAATGCAATGGGAAATGCTTTACAAGGTATGGAAGATGCACTTGTTAATTTTGTAATGACAGGAAAACTAGCATTTGGCGATTTAGCAAGATCAATTATTGCTGATATTGCAAGAATAGCTATACAACAAACAATAATGGCTCCAATAACTGGTTTTTTCTCAAATATTTTTGGAGGTGGTAGTGCTAATGGAAATGCTTTTGTAAATGGAGAGGTTCAAAAATATGCTTATGGCGGAATAGTACGCAGACCAACCCTATTTCCTATGAAAAATGGAATAGGTCTAATGGGAGAAGCTGGAGCAGAAGCGATACTTCCACTGAAACGAGGTAGTGACGGAAGATTAGGGGTAACTTCTGCTGGTAGTGGAGGTATGAGTGTTGTAGTTAATGTTGATGCGTCAGGAAGTAGCGTAGAAGGCAATGAAGAAGAAGGTAGGTCGCTAGGATTGGTTCTATCAACAGCTATTACGGCTGAACTAATCAAACAAAAAAGACCAGGAGGTTTATTAGCATAATGGCAACTTTTCCAAATATTTCTCCAAGCTATCAAGTAAATAAAATTAGTACTCCAAAGGTACGAACTGTTGAGCTTGGGGATGGATACCAACATAGAATTATGTTTGGTTTAATTGAAAATCAAACTGCAAAAGAATTTAATTTACAATGGGTCAATCTTTCTGAGGCAGACGCAGATACAATAGAAACTTTTTTATATGATCGTGCGAATGACCAAGCCAGTTTTGACTACACCCCTCCCGAAGAGCCATCATCAATGAAATTTATTTGCAAAAGATGGGAAAAAACAATTCCTTACCCCACTTATGCAACAATTCGTGCGACTTTTGAACAGGTTTTTGAGCCATGAGTACTGCTCCAATTATTACTGACCTCCAAAAGGTCAACCCTTCAGCAATTATTGAGCTTTTTGAAATAACACTTGATGCGAACCTTCATGGCTCAACACAAACTTATAGATTTCATAACGGTACAAGTCTTAATGCAAATGGCGATATTTTTTTTAATTCAAATCAATATTTAAAAATGCCTATAGAAGCAGATGGCTTTGCTTTTCAACGTGGTCAACTACCAAGACCAACATTAAAGGTCAGCAATGCACTTGGAACAATTACAGCAATCTTATTAAACGTAAATACAGTAACAAGAGGAAACGATCTTACAGGTGCAACGGTTACACGAATAAGAACACTTGCAAGATATTTAGACCATGTTAACTTTCCTGTCACAACAACCACTTCAACGACCACTGAAACCATTGCTGACCCTGCTGACGCTGAAACTGTCACATATACCGTCACAGTTGCGAATGTAGGCGGTTCAAATATTTTTCTTATAAATGGAAGTAATAAGCCAGTTTTAACTATGAAACGTGGTTCAACATATATTTTTAATCAAGCTGATGCTTCAAATAGTGGACACCCTTTAGCAATAAAATCTGATGCGGGTGGAAGTCAAACAACCACTGTTTCTGGCACTGCTGGTCAAGCTGGTGCGACAGTTACCTATCAGCCAGCATATCCTTCAGCACCAAATGACCTTAGATATTACTGCACTGTTCATGGAAATAATATGGGAAATACAATAACAATGAATAATCCAAATACAACTACTCAAACGACAACAACAAGTTCAAGTCAGCAAGTTAATATATTTGGTACTCCTGACCCAAATGCTGAGTTTCCAAGAGAAATTTATAAAATTGACAGAAAATCATCAGAAAATAGAGAGCTTGTAGAGTTTGAATTGGCTGCTGTTTTTGATTTGGCTGGTATTCGTGCTCCTAAAAGACAATGCACTAGAGCAGAATTTCCATCAATAGGTACTTTTATTGGATGAACTGGAAAGAAGCTGCACTTGCACACGCAAAAGAACAAGACCCTAAAGAAAGTTGTGGTTTGTTGTTAAATATCAAAGGTAAAAAAAGATATTTTCCATGCAATAATCTTGCAATTTCGAATTATCAATGTTTTATTTTAGACCCTGTTGATTATATAAAAGCTGATAATACTGGCGAAATAATTGCAATAGTGCATAGTCATCCAGTAACACCTCCCATAGCATCACAAGCCGACATGGTTTCATGTGAACAAAGTCAATTAGTTTGGTATATTGTTAATCCAAAAACAGAAACATGGGGCGAATACAAACCCTGTGGATTCAAACCTCCTTTGCGTGGTCGTGAATGGGTTTGGGGTGTTCAAGATTGCTATACACTTGTTCGTGATTGGTACAAAGAAGAAAAAAATATTATTCTTACAGATTGGGTAAGACCTACAACTTTAGAAGAATTTAACAAAAATCCTATGTTTGAAGCTTGTTATGAACAAACTGGTTTTAGAGAGTTAAATGCAGACGAAAAACTTGAAAATGGCGATTTACTTTTTATGTCAATTTTTGAAAAAGGTCTAAATCATGTAGCAATTTTTTTAAATGGCGATGTTTTACATCATTTAACAGATAGACTAAGCTGTATAGAACCATATTCAAATTGGTTGCAAAAATGTACTGGTAAGAGGTTACGTTATGTTGCGAAAAATTAAGCTATATGGAGAGCTTGCTGAATATGTTGGTCATAAAGAGTTTGAAGTAAAATGTGATACTTTACCTTTAGCTGTAAGTTTTTTAATAAATAATTTTGAAGGTATAGAAAAATATATGAGTCCAAATTTATATCAAGTAAAAGTTGGTAATTATGATATTGATGAAACAGAAATACACAACCCAATAGGTTCACAAGATATTCATTTTGTTCCAGTTATAAGTGGTGCTGGCAGAGGTGGCTTGGGAAAAATATTATTAGGTGCTGCATTAATAGCTGGAGCATTTTTAATTCCTGGCGGAGCTACTTTTTCATTAAAGGCTGGTCTTGGCGGGAGTTTTTTAGGAAAAGCTGCTGTTGGTATTGGTTCTGCATTGCTTTTAGGTGGTGTCAGTGAAATGCTTTTTCCGTTACCTACTCAAAAAGATTTTGATAATGCAAGTGACCCACGTTTATCATTTAGTTTTAGCGGTCTGCAGAATACAAGTCGTGCGGGAACTCCAGTACCATTAGTATATGGAGAAATATTTACTGGCTCAGTGATTATTAGTGCAGCCGTTGACACTCAACAGGTACAAGCATGAGTAAAAAAATTATTAGAGGTGCTGGAGGAAGACCAAGCCCTCCGCCCCCAAGACAACCAACAAGAACACCTGATACACTTCATAGTCGTCAGTTTGCAACTTTTTTAGACTTACTATCAGAGGGAGAAATAGAGGGGTTTGCAAGTCCTTCTAAGGAAGGATTATCAAAAGGAACTACTGCATATAACAACGCTGCTTTAAAAGATATTTTTCTTAATGACACACCAATATTAAGGTCAAACGCAAATTCATCTAACCCAGCAGATATTGATTTTAATTATCAAGACGTAACTTTTACACCAAGATTTGGAACATCAGACCAAACAAAAATTTCAGGTATTCAAAGTAGTTCAACTACTGTGAATGTAGGTGTTACTGTGACGGCTGCAACTCCTGTAACAAGACAAATAACAAATACAGATGTTGATGCTGTTCAAGTAACAATTTCATTTCCACAACTTCAAAAAGCTACAAACGAGGGAGATTTACTTGGCTCAACAGTTAGTCTAAAAATACAAGCTCAATATAATAGCGGTGGTTTCACTGATGTAATTAGTGACATAGTAACAGGAAGAACTGCTGACGCTTATCAAAGGTCATATAGAGTAAACCTTACTGGTTCATTTCCAGTTGACATAAGGGTTGTTCGTGTTACTGCTGACAGTACAGACTCAAGCCTTGTTGATGCTTTTCAATGGACAAGTTATGGAGAAATTGTTGATGATTCAAATAGATACCTAAATAGTGCCTATGCTTCATTGCGTCTTGACTCAATGCAATTTAGCTCTATACCTAGAAGAAAATTCAGGTTAAGAGGTATAAAGGTAAGAATACCAGGTGCGGGTGCAAACAGTTCTGGTACTCCAACTGTAAATTCTGCTACTGGTCGCATTGAATATCCAACTGGATATATTTTTAATGGAGTAATGGGGGCTGCGGTTTGGACTTCATGCCCTGCAATGATACTTTTAGATTTATTGACAGATACAAGGTATGGTTTTGGAAATCATATTACAGACAGTACTTTAGATTTATTTTCATTTGTTAATGCGAGTAAATTTGCAAATACGTTAGTTGATGATGGTCAAGGAGGGCAAGAAGCAAGATTTAGCTGTAACGTCAATATTCAAAATAGTGGAGAAGCATTTGATCTTATTAATGAACTTGCTGGAGTAATGAGGTGTATGCCAATCTGGTCAGCAGGTTCATTGACTCTTACTCAAGATAAACCAACAGATGCTAGTTATATTTTTAATTTATCTAATATAAGTTCTGAAGGTTTTACATATCAAGGAACAAGTCTTAAACAAAGAAATACTGTTATTTCTGTTTCGTATTTTAATATGGACAGCCAAGAAATAGATTTTGAGGTTGTAGAAGATACGGCTGCTATCAATAAACTTGGAGTTATATTAAAACAAGTAAAAGCTTTTGCTTGTACGAGTCGTGGTCAAGCTGCAAGGTTAGGGAAGGCAATATTATTCACTGAGCAAAATGAGTCAGAAACGGTTACTTTTTCAACTTCTATTGACTCAGGTATTGTCGTAAGACCAGGTGCAATAATTGAAATTGCTGACCCTATGAGGGCTGGTGTTAGAAGAGGTGGAAAAGTATCTTCAGCAACAACAACACAAATCACTGTTGATAATTCAACAGAAACAGATTTAGCTACAACAAATAATCCAACCCTTAGTGTGATATTGCCTGACGGTACTGTTGAAACAAAATCTGTCACAGGTATATCAGGAAAAGTAATTACTGTTGATTCGGCATTTTCACAAGCTCCAAACAATAATGCTTCTTGGCTTTTACAAAATGATTCAATTCAAGCACAAAAATTTAGAGTAATAAATGTTGAAGAGCAAGATGGGATTAATTATTCTATTACTGCACTTTCTTATATAAATGAAAAATATGCTTTTATTGAAGATGGTGCATCATTACCAGTAAGAACAGTAACAAATCTTACTGAGCTTAAAGACCCTCCAAGTGCATTACAAGCTGAAGAAAAATTAGTTGTTATTAATAATCAAGCCGTTTCAAAATTAATTGTAAGTTGGAAACCTGTCACAGGTGTAACTCAATATCAGGTTAATTACAGATTTAATAATGGTAACTATGTATCAACAACAGTATCTAGCCCTGACTTTGAAGTATTTAACACTTCTATAGGAACTTATGAAATACAAGTTTTTAGCTACAACACAGCACTTGAATTATCAAGTAATTCAACTGATCTTACTTTTAACACCGTTGGAAAAACAGCCGTACCGACAGATGTATTAGGTTTATCAGCAGAACCCATAAACGAAAAATTAGTTAGATTACGTTGGAATCTTGCAACTGATTTAGACGTTTTACATGGAGGTCAAGTTTATGTACGACATAGCTCAAAAGTTGACGGAAGCGGTACTTTTACAAACTCAATTGATTTAATACAAGCACTAGCTGGTAATACAACTACAGCAGAAGTTCCATATTTAGAAGGCGAATATATTTTAAAATTTAGGGATGATGGTGGCAGATTTAGTTCTGGAGAAACAAGCGTAATTTTAGATTTACCAGATAATCAAGCACCTTTAATAACATTAACAAGACGTGAAGATAACGATAATCCAAAATTTCAAGGTGCAAAAGTTGATGTTGCTTTTGATGCAACAACAAATTCTCTTAACTTAATTGGTGGCGGTCAATTTGATGCAATAACCGATTTTGACGCAGTTGGCTCTATTGATGATTTTGGAGGTATAAAACCACTTGGAACTTACGATTTTGGTGGTGGTGCGGGTCAAACATTTTTAGATTTAGGTGCTGTTTATAGCCTTGACCTAAAACGTCATTTTTTAACTGAAGCTTTTTATCCAAATGACCTTGTTGATAGCAGAACCGCTAATATTGACACTTGGACAGATTTTGACGGTGCAACTGCAACTGACGTTAACGCAGAAATGCTTGTTCGTGTAACTCAAGATGACCCTAGCTCTGGTTCGCCAACTTATAGCGCTTTTCAAACTTTTGCAAATGGAACTTATAAAGGGAGAGGTTTTCAGTTTAGAGCTAAATTAACAAGTAATGACCCTGCACAGGATATTAAAGTTACAGAAATTGGCTATACAGCATCATTGCAAAGAAGAACTGAGCAGCCACTCGCAGTTATCGCTTCTGGGGCTGGAGCAAAAGCTGTTACATTTATTCATCCATTTTTTACAGGTACATCTGGATTAGGCGGTGTGAATAGTTCTTTGCCTACAGTTGGAATCACAGCCCATAATCTTGGTAGTGGAGAATATTTTGAATTAACAAATATTTCAAGAACTGGTTTTACAGTTCATTTTAAAAACGCATCAAATGCAAGTATTGACAGAAATTTCACATATCAAGCTGTTGGCTTTGGTAAAGGTTAAGATTTTGAGTTATGATAAAAACAATATTTGTTGAATAAATGGCTCAACATGACGGAGTTATAGCTAATGGAACTGGAGCCGCAGTTCGAGCCGATATAAATAATTTTATTGCTGCTGTTTTTTCTAATAATTCAAGTTCTGGTGCATTAACAGATAATTTTGCTTTTCAATGGCACGTTGATACAGCAAGCAATCTTATGGAAATAAGAAATGCTGCTAACAATGGCTATATAGAAGTTGGCGATGTAACTCTTGCAAATCTTGGCTTAATGAAAAGGGCTGGAGGTACTTTTACAGGAAAAATAATTCATAATTATACAAGTTCATTAAATTTACCAAGCGGTACAACAGCCCAGAGGGATGGAAGCCCTGCTGTTGGGATGATTCGTCACAATAGTCAGCTAAACCAGTTTGAAGGCTATAACAATGGTGCATGGGGTACTATTGGAGGTGGTGCGGGTGCGACAGGCGGTGGAACTGATGAAGTATTCTTTGAATCAGACACAAATGTAACTCAAGATTATACGATAACATCAGGAAAAAATGCACATACAGTAAGTCCTACAATTAATTCGGGTGTTACTATTACTGTGCCATCTGGCAGTTTACTTGTTATTCTTTAATTATGGCTTTAAACATTAACGGCACTACTGGTATTTCTGGGGTTGATGGAAGCGTATCTGCCCCTGCTGTAACTGGAACGGATAGTAATACTGGTATAACATTCCCTGCTGCTGACACTATTAAATTTTCAACTGGTGGTGTTGAAAGAATGGCGATTACAAATAGTGGTATTAGTGGTATTTCTGGCGGTAAAATTCTTCAAGTTGTTTCAACATTAAAAACAAATGTTTTCTCAACTAATGCTTCCTCTATGCAAGATGTAACAGGATTAAATGTTGCAATTACACCTTCTAGTGCATCTAGCAAAGTTCTTATAACTGTTTCTATATCAGTTGGTGGAGAACATAGTGCAATCGTGGGTATAAATCTTTTAAGAGGGTCAACTGTTGTTGCAGCAGGGGATGCTAATGTTAGTAACCATAATTTAGTTACTTTTGGAGCAGCTACAAATGGTAATTCATCAGCAGGTAGTGGTAAATATCAATCAGAGACACATTCTTATACATTTCTTGATTCTCCAAATACAACATCTGCCACAACCTACAAAATACAAGTTAGAAACGTTAGAGCTTCATTTAATGAATATGTGGTAATTAATTCTGCGTATCAAGGTGGACAGGCAAACGATAACTCTACTTATGTTATAAATACAACTTCAACAATAACAGCACAGGAGGTTGGACCATAATGGATTTTGAAGCAATTGTAAAAGCATACCCATCTATAACAACGATTGACGATTCTTTTGTTAATTATGGTTTAGATGCAAGTGGCAATAAAGTTTCTATAGTGCAATCAAATGTTGATGCTGCACGAACCACATTAAATACTGAAGCAGCAGCGATAGCTTATCAATCTACAAGAGAACCTTTGTATCCATCTTTAGGAGACTTTGCAGATGCAATGTATTGGAATAGTAAGGGAGATTCGACTAAACTAGAAGCATATTACGCTGCCTGTGAAAAGGTAAAAACCGACAATCCGAAACCTAGTTAACCATGACAGCAAAGATTAAACTAAACGCAGCATCAGGTGGTGGGTCTTTTAGCTTACAAGCACCCTCTTCTTCTGCTAATAACAGAGTTTTTACATTACCAGATTCAGCAGATGCAACACTTTTAACTAGCACCACAGCTACAGGTAAAATTCTTCAAGTTGTACAAGCAACAAAAACTGATACTGAATCAATCACTATCTCAACTCAAACAGTTTATCAATATACAAATCTTAGTGCTAGTATCACACCTAGTGCAACAAGTAGCAAAATTTTAGTAATAATGCATTTAAGTTTTTGTAGCGAAGCTGATGTAAAAACCCATTATGGTGTACAAAGAACTATTGGTGGAAGTAGTGCAACAAGTATAGGAATTGGCGATGCTGCGGGTAATAGACAAAGAATGTCTGGTGGAGATTTAACTAATACTAATCCTGCCCATACAGTTCATTATAGTTTTTTAGATTCTCCATCAACAACATCTGTATGTGCTTATTATCCAATAATGGCACATGATTCAAGCAGTTCTAAAACTTTTAAATTTAATAGGAGTAATGGAGATAGTGATAGCGCTCAAAATGCTAGATATATGTGTTCCATAATTTTACAAGAGGTGGGAGCATAATGTCTTTAGATCACGAGGCTATTTTTAAGGCGTATTCAGATTGTGTAAGAGTTGATGATGGCACAGGTGCATTTAAGGCAGACGGCTCACAGATAACTTTAGTTCAATCTGACATTGACGCTGCAAGAGTTACTTTAGATGCTGAAGCTGCTGCTGTTAAGTACAAAACCGATAGAACGACTAATGGTTCTACGATTTATGCTTCTTTTGGAGACCAACTTGATATGTTGTACAAGGATATTGTTGCAGGTAAACTAGATACAACTGGAACGTGGGCTACCCACATCAAAGC